TACCAACACCGAGAGCGTTTGCAGAGTGGCTTGCCCCAGAGGGTACAATCCAACATGAACACTTGTATTGTACCACCTCCGGGCAGGCTTGTCAAAGTGTACCCTTGTGTATGGAGGTGGATTTTATGAAAAAGAGAACCAACACGGCATTTTGGGTCGAGAAGGAAAGCCGCTGGTGCATCGCGGTGCAGAAGAACGGTACCCGCAAGCGCTTTTACAGCAGCACGCCGGGCCGAACAGGACAACGGGAAGCAAACGCAAAAGCGGACGCATGGCTGGATGACAGTATCCGGGACGGCAGGAAGAAGGTAGCCACCCTCTATGCCGAGTGGGTGGAAGAGCTGAAGCTCACCTGCGGCACATCCTATGTTGAGCAGTGCAAGAAATACGGAGATTACTATATTCTGCCTGTCTGTGGGGACATCCGCATTGACGAGCTGACCGAAGGCGATCTGCAAAAAGCCATCAATATGTCTTTCAAAAAGCGATGCCTTAAAAAGGAGCGTCAGCGTAGGTCAAGCGACAAGCCTTTGAGCCGCAAGACCATTATGACGATCCGCTCAACGGAGATCAGCTTTTTGAAATGGTGCCGCCGGAACAGGTACAGTACGATGTTCCCTGAGCTGTCTATCCCGAAGAATGCCCGCATGGGGAAGAAAAAGATTTTACAGCCGACCGCTTTGAAAGTTCTGTTTGATGTGGACACCCGCCTTTACTATGGCAAGCTGGTCTTTGACGAGTATATCTATGCCTACCGGTTTGCAGTTGCTACAGGTGTACGCCCCGGTGAACTTGTGGGGCTCTGGTATGGTGATATCAAAGGAAACACGGTCAATCTGCGCCGCAGCATCAACCGGTTGGATGAGGAAACCACCGGCAAGAACGAAAACGCCATTCGCTCATTTGACATGGGCGAGGAAGCCCATGAGGCCTACGAAGCGCAGGTAGCCTTGCTGAAGGCTTCCGATATCCCGCTGAACTATACCACCCCTTTGTTCCAGATCCCGAACCAGAGAGCTTTATTCAAGCGCTGGAAGAAGTACCAGCGTGACAATGGCATTGAGCCTCAGGTCACGCTGTATGAGATGCGGCACACTTTCGTCAGCATTGAATCCGGCGTATTGACCGACAGCCAGCTGAAGATGCTGGTCGGTCACAGCAAGAACATGGATACTGCCGGAGTGTATCGGCACGAGCTTGATGGTCAGAGGGAAGATCTTGCTGCCGCTACCACCGCGGCATTCAAAAAGGCACAGGCCTGAATCTGGTAACAGTTTTGGTAACACTCTTTTTTGTAAATGTAGCAAAATACATGGGCTACAAACCAACCGCACTACCTTTTTAGCAAGTGTTTAGGCGCGTTGCAGATACGTTTTTGACGTCGCTCAATCATTTTTTGTTGTTCGACCCCCACTACCCGCATACAAAGAAAAGCGCGTTGGTTCGTACAGAACCAGCGTGTTTTTTCTTATCATGGTAACACTTTTGGTAACACTATTAAGTTTTCAGGCTGCTCTCACCAGCGCATTGTACAACATCTCAATGAACTGCACCGCGCTGGGCGCACCGGTCAGCGGATAGCCTGCCAGCTGCTGCACATACTCCGGGTTTGTGAGCCATGCACCTTTAGCTGCCCGGCGGACAGCGCTTTGAATCGCTTTTGGCTCACATTTTCTGCGGTCGGCGATAGGGGTATAGATATCTTTCTCCACGGCCTGCAGGCGGTCTTCCTGCTCACAGACCAGCTCAAGACACTGGCACAGGATACTGTAGGCGCTCAGGTTACGTGTAATGCCCATCGGGCGCAGCAGATCATTGACTTGAGTGGACAATTCGGAAACGATCATAGTTGACACATCCTTTCTTTGCGTCAACTCTAACCGAAAAACACTTGAAATTTGTTAATTGCGTCGATATGCGTCGTAAAGCGTCGAAACACGCCAAACAAAAACAGCCCCGAGGAACCGTCAGGCTCCCCGGGGCTGGTGCTATACTATGACTTTGTTGGCGTTAACATTTTCGTGATGCCGCGAAAACATCACATATAGTTTTTCTGGCTGCGCACCTGTGCTTCGATCATCGGCTTCAGGTAGCTGTCGAGGTCGCCAAAGGTCTCCTTGATGAACGTGATGGTCTCCTGCGTCAGGGCTTTCTTCGCTGCAGCCAGTGCGCGGTTGTAGGCAATGCGCTGCGCAGCCTCGTCGAACTTGTCCTGCTCCTTCAGGGCATCAACATAGGTCTGGTTGACGTACTGGACGGCGTTGAACACCGCATTGGCGGCATTCTGGAGACAGGTCTGCGCAAACTTGTTGTTGATGTAGCCGTTTGCAATGCTGACACCTTTGTTCAGGCCCCAGCCGAAAATGACGGTCATTGCGGGGATGCAGGCAGTGAGTGCGACTTTCAGAAATTCATTCATAAGAGCTTATCCTTTCTGCTCGGTTTCCGAGCGCTGCTTTAAAATGTCCACGGCCTTGGTGATCGCTGCCGGGATCGGCAGTCCCATCAAGCCCGCGTTTTCAATGATGGAAATGGTCTCGTTACAGATAAAGCCGATCACAACGGCATCCCGCACAAAGGTGGAACCCATCACGGCATCCAGCCTGCAGGCCACCAGCACGATCAGCAGTGTTTCGCCCTTTCGGCACAGGCCCTTCCAGCCTGCGCGGCTTTCCAGCGTGCCGCTTTTGGTCTTGGGGCTTGCGTGGAAAACCCCGGCGACCACAAGCCCCGTGATGTAATCGACTGCCATGAACAGGATCAGCGTCGAAAGTGCCGCATCCCATCCGCCGAATTGACTTGCGATCAGACTGCCGATTACTCCAACCATGGTGCAAACTCCATTCTTCACTACATCACCCATCTGCTTTTTACCTCCCGCACATCGACGTGGACAAAACCGTCCGCGTGGTATCGTCCAATGCCTCCCTTGCCGGGAAGCAGTGTTTCGACGTAGGCCGCCAGCGTGTCCACCGACACGCCAGCGATCCAGATGTCAGCCGCCTTGCCATAAAGGTGCTGGCTGTACTTGGCCGCCTTTTTCTGCTTGGCGTTGTGGCTGGCAGTGCGGAAAGCACTGTTGATGTTCACAGCCTTGCCGAAGTGATCCCGGATTTTTTGCAGTAGAGCCACAAGCTCGTCATCAATAAAGATTGGGTCGCTGCCGTCTTTGCACTTGAACTCCCGGACGTGGAAGTTCTTGCTCAGAGCCTTGCTCCCATCCTTCGCATAGGAATAGGCTTTAATCGCCATTGTTGTTTTCTCCTTTCTGGCTCAATGCCATTTGCAGCCGCTCGACCCACACTCAGCCACCAGCACTGCAAATTCGCCGCGCTCTGCGGTCGTGTCCGCACCACTGGTTTCCAGCCGGGTCATCAGCCTTTCGCACAGATCAGGCCAGCCCATCGGTTAGTCCCGCTCCTTCTGCTTTGCGGCCAGCAGGCCGGTCAGTTCCGTGTAGTGCCCATCGGTCAGCTTGCCAGCAGCGTAGAAGATGTCGATCTTCTCAGCCAGACCGTCGATGGTGCCGCGCTGGATCATGCGCTTGCAGGTACGATACAGAACCATTTCAGATGCTTTAGACATAATGTTTTTCCTCCTTATCAGGTGTTATCAGCTTTATCGGTGTCGTCCGTATCGGAGACACCCAGTTCCAACATGGTGATGCGATATTCCTGCTCGACCACCATAGAGTCGGTGTCAGACTGTGCCGCCTGAAGACTTGCCACGGAGTTCGCCATCCTTTCAAACTCGTTTTTGGATTCTTCTTCGGCCCTCGCCTGAGCAAGATAGCTGTCGTATGCGGCAGCCACATCGAGCGCGAGGCCGTCGTAGAGAGGCATCTCCAGCCGGTACTCGTCGTACTCCCAGCCCTTTGCGGTCAAATCGCCGGATTTTTCTTCAAACGGCTGCGCGTTTTCGAAGAACCGAACCACGGCGACGCCGGGCTTCTGGGGGTGAGGTTCAACCTCAAATGCACCGGACGGGGCGTTGTCGCCTTTTACTTTCATTTTGGATTACCTCCTTCAAAGCGTTGATTTTGATTGGGAAGATTCGGTTTTGCCCTGCGCAAAATGGCAGGGCTGGTAGTTACAAAGTTTCTGGGGGCTGCGGCCCCCAGTCCCCCGTCAGGGGACGAAAAGGAGTCGAGAGCCGATGCCGCCGTGCGAGTAGGACGAGCCGTTTTCGCCGTAGAAATAGAACAGGCCCGAATTCGTTCTGTCGACCCAGCAGCCGCCCACAGCCAGCACAAGCCAGCCGTCCGCAGTCCACGAGTAGTCCGGGATGTAGGTGGTCTCACTGCCTCCGGTAGACGAGGGGTAAATAGCCCACGGTGCAGTTGTGGATACTCCGAGAGCGCTGATGTATCCGCTGGAAGAAGCTCTAGTACCTGCATTGGTGTATCCGGCGGAGGTGTCATCGGCGTATTTCGCGGGGTCAGTACAGACATAGACTGTACTGCCGTTGAAGTTTACGC